TGGTGCGTTCCTTTTTTTAGCCGCCTTTTGTGCGCTTGGAACCTCACACGAGCATCAACGGTGCTGCCTACATAGAATTTACCGTTGACCACATTACGAATCACATAGATTACGTTTTTCACTGGAAACCTCCGTTATTTAGTTGACGAAGGTCAGTTTACACTATTTGTGATTGCGTCACAAGTTTTTAAGCAAAAAGAAAGGGAGCCGGAGCTCCCTTCCCGTAAACCCTTGATTTTACTGGGTTTAGCCTTGGCTACCGAACATAGCGAGGGGGTCACTCCAGCCGTAACTGTACCGCTCTCGAGCCTTGTAGCGAGCGTTTCCGGTATCGAAGTCTCCATCCATTGAAGTAGACAGAGCAGCACGGACGAAATGCTTCAGACCATTCGGGATATCCGTCTGCAAGAACCAAGCGTTGGTGTCAGTCAAGAAATGGTTAACTGTCCAACCACCCGGAATTGAGCCATTGTTCACAATCGCGTTCACATCGTTGTCAGTCGTGCCAACACGAAGCTGGGTTTCCAACAAACGGGTAGCTACGAACTGCAGAGCAGGCGGGATGATGAGCTTCTTCGGCTTTGCTGCAATCAGCAGGCCGCGTTCGTCAGTCCACAGGCTGATCTGGATAACGGCATTCTCAAGAGAAGTTTCATTAAGGTCAGTCGGAGTAGACGGGACGTTAGACAGAGTAGAACCATTAACCAACGGGTGAGCGTTAGAGAACAATTCCTTACCATCACCACCAGCATAGTTAGAGTTGAAACCGTTGTTCAGAACAGCGGCACCCTTAACTTCCTTGGTGTAAGCCATAGCACGAGCCAGCGCCTTGGTATAACGAGCAGACAGAGAGTCGTACAGGTTATCTTCGATAGCTTCTTCGGTCAGGGAGAAGCCCAAAGCAATGGTTTCGTGGGTATAGCGAGTGGACCAAGCTTCCTGTGCGGTGTCGTAAGCGATGGCAGAACCTTCGTTCTTAACAGGAGCAGCACCGAAACCGGAGAGCTTCTGTTCTTCTTCAAAGGAACGGTCAGAGCTTTCAACTTCAAACAGTTCTTTCCACTCTTCGCCATAACGATCATATTCCAGACCGAAGAGGGCGTTGAGGCCGGGGAGTAGCTCTTTAAGTAATTGAGCGCGTGAAATAGCAGCCATTGATTATATCTCCTTAGATTCCAGTAGCCTGACGGTAGAAGTGCATCGCGGCATTGTAGATAACCTGAACCCGCGTAAAGGTGCCATCAGGCAGAACACTTTCCGGCACAATAGAGACAACCCGGAAGGGCAGTGTGTTGGTCGTGTTGACTGAAGCAAAGTTAGCGGACACGGTGCTGTTGCCGCCTGCATTTACAAAAGTAGCAGGCTGATAGTAGCCGATGTTGTTACCAACAGTAGCCTGAGTCGCTGCACTTGCGGTGTAGCGGTCCCCAGAAGCATTGGTCAGAGTGATCTCGAAAATAGCATCGGGATCGTCAACAACGACAGCAACTGCATCAGAAGCTACGGTACCAGAAGCCCAATTCTGATCGAATAGCTTGTACTTCAAGGTAGGATCGGTGAAGCTGCATCCAAGGAAAATACCAACAGGAGCCAGAGCAAAAGCTGCCTTAGCACCAGAAGCGGTATCAACACGAGCAATGGTACCGGTGCTAGCAACAGTCACCAGATCACCAAAACCGATGTTCTGAGCATAGCCAGAGACAATCGGAATAGAACGAGTGGCACCTGAGTAAACACGCCCACCTAGCAGGTTTACCGGCAAAAAACCGGTAGGGCCGGGATTAAAAACACTAGACATAATTAACTCCTAAAAGTTTTTAAGCGGCCCTTCTATATCAGGAACCGCGACCAAAAGATACTTTCGATTGCTTCTCAGAAAAGAGAGGCATTCTTGGATCACTCTCACGCAGAAAGTTGTTATCAACTGACTGCATACCGGATTGGGTCTGGTTTTCGTAATACGCTTTCCGTGCCTTAGCATTTTCAACCGTAGTCTTACACAGCACCAATCCACCAATTTCGATCAGTCCAGTGGCTTGCAACCCGAAGGCTACAAGGTCATTCGCAAATTCGGGATGATCTTCGGCTTTACAGGGTTCCCAGCCCTCGCGTCGGGCCTGAGCCATATTGCGATGATCTGCTTCTCCCATCATGGATGCGCGTTTCCAGTGGAATACATAACCATCTTGCGGCTCCGGTATAGGAAGGTCAGAGGCGGGTCTCCAAGATACTTGACGTACATCGTGCTCCCGAGTTTCCATTGAGCGTGGGGGTCTTCCTACTGGATTAGCCATTATTCATCTCCTTTGCTGCATACTTAGCGTAAGTTTCTAACGGTACACCAAGGCGTTTTGCGATTGCCACTTGACTGGCGGTTAGCGTCACTTTCCTGCTTCCAGTGCTTCTGGAGGCGGGTGCCACGGTTGACGATTTGCGTGACTTTGTAAAGTTTTGCGGGAAAACTTCCCTGATGCGGCTGTCGATCTTCTGATAATACTCATCGGAAGTCGGATCAATACCGTTGTTTACCAGCTTCTGATGCAGGCCATACGCGAATGAGGTCATTTCCTCATCTTTGCCGAACCAAGGGTTGCGTGATGCCCAGTCTTCTGCGCGATAATCACGAGGTGCCGGTGCGGGCTGCTCATATTGCTGCTGTTCAGGTTGACTATATACAGGACTATTTTCGTTTTGTCTAGTATTTTGTTGCACTGCCGCTGCAATTTGATTCTGAAGCTGCGCTTTCTGTATAGCCGCCTCATTCAACTCGCGTTGTGCTTCCAGTACACCATCCGTATCGCCGGTTTCATAGGCTTTACGGTATTTATCTTCTGCTAGCTTTTGCGCATACTCAAGCTTACTTTGAGACTCGCGGGCATACTCCTGCTGACCCCAAGATAGCGTCTGTTTTAGACGCTCATACTCTCCATACACCGTTCTAGCGAGGCGCACCGCCTCTTCATTCTGTCTTGCCAGCGCTTCTTTCGCTCTTCGCTCATCATGAATCTTATGATTCAGCTGGTTAATGCGCTTCTTAACCTTCTCCGAGTAATTTTCGATCTCGTCTTCATGAGCCTCATCATCTGTCGCCTTTAATGGTTCTCGGCCTTGGTCTTCTTCAGGCGTATCGTCTACGACTTCAATTTCTACCTCGGGCAATTCCGCACCGACTTCCAAATCATCACCAATCTTTTCTGTTTGCATGAGTTATTCCTCAAGTTTAATAAGCGCGGTTAATTCCTCTCGGGTCAGACACTACCGCCTGTACCATGTCGTCGTTCACCATGACGAACTCTTTCCCATTCACGGAGAAACGGCTACCGGCGTAAGCGCCTAGCAAAACAAAATCGCCTTCCTTACACCACGGACCTGTAGGAAATTTTGCTTCATCCTTGTACGCCATATCGCCTACCTTCAACACAAATCCTACTACGGCTCCCGCTTCTTCCCGGCGAATAAACTCTTTAGGTTTAACAATGCCCCCTTCTGTCTTCTCTTCGATTTCGGGCTTGACGACGAGGATTTTATACCCCACAGGGTCTGGTAATTGCGCTGCCAGTTTGTCACTTGTTTCCTTTGTTTTGTCTACGTCAATGTTAGCTGCAGAAAGTGCGGCGTTTTCCATTAGTTAGCCTCTTCGTATTTAAGCAGGTCTTTCAGTCGATCACTCGCGGAGGTTAGACCCGTAATCACCCCTACGAGATGCTGATACTCAGCATAGTCCTTGATATGCCCTCTAACGAGAGCGTTCTTGCGCGTATCGATAGCTTCTTCTAGCTCCTTGAGTACTATGTCTACTACGTTCATTTTTTAGCCTTCGGTGGTTGCTGTGATTTGTTCTCTCCCTGAAACGTATTAAATGCTCTATCCTTTTCCTTCTCGCCCGTGTTGTATTCTCTTTCCTCGGCCTTTTCCCCTACCCCGTAGAGTTTCTCGGCTACTTTGAGTCCTACGTCGATGTTTTTCTGGGTGGTGGAGGTCTTATCCTTTTCTCCTTGAATCATCAGCTTGTTTTCATTGTTCATCATGGCAATCTGCATCTCGTTCTGCAATTTAGCCATCTCAATCTCGTACTTCTGCTGGATTTCCTGCTGCTTAAGTTGAAGCTCCTGCATCTGCATCTGAACAATCGGGTCTTGCTGCTGTTGTTGAGCAATCTGCGCCTGTGTTTCCGCCTGATTTCTTTGTAGCGCCTGCGTCGCTGCCTGCGCAGAGATGACGCTTAGCTGTCTTTCGGCTTCTGGATCAAGCTTTTGCTCTGGATCAGGCAGAGGCATACCTAGTTGCGCTTCTACTTCACGACGATACTGGAACGCTAAATGCTCCATAATATGGGCTTGTGCCGCCTGCATGATCGCCTGCGCGTTCGGGTTCTGTCCCATTGCTTGCGCAATCTTGGGGTCTTGTATGGCTGACTGGTGTACGGCTAGATGTGCCGCGTGATCCTGCTCAATAAAGGCTTTTACGGGCTTCTGATTCATAATGTCCATATTCTCCGACACTGGGTCGGTAGACACCAAGTCATCTTCCGTTTTGACGATCTTATCTGCGTCCTTGATACCCATCACCTCCAACATCTGGCGGTGTAAAACGGGCAGGTCATAAATTTGCGGAGACTGCTGAGCTAGCTGAATAGCCGCCTGATACTGAATAATCCTCTGAGCCATCGTTGCGGCATTGGGATCAGAAACAGGTAGCACCTCTACCATATCGTAGTCGGACTTTTTAGCTTCCGGCCCTACGTTGTACTCAGGCATGTAGTCGTATTCAGGGGCTGTGTACTCTTTAATAAGGTGAGCAATCAGCTTGAACTCTTGCGCCATCGCATAATGGACCCGCGCCTGCACCGCAGACATAACCTTGAGCGTCCGTTCCAAAATAGCTAGGGTAGTACCTACCGGCGCTTCACCCCCCATCGCATCAAACTTTACATCAGCTACCGCCGCCAGCCTGCGCCCTTCATCCACCACATTTTGAAGGAGTTGAAAGAGCGTTGCACTGGGCTCTTTATAAGGAAGAGGCATGATATTGTCTCGGATCGTGGCGCTTGCCACGTCCACATCGCGCCATTCCCCCGGCATAATCGGAGTGTCATCTCCTTTTATACGCATACCTTTGGTCTTGAGCCCTCCGGGAAGATTGGACAGCGTACCCGCGTCAATCAACTGCCTTACGATACTCGTAGCACTCTTGGCAAACCCGCCCACCAGATGAATCAGACCATAGCCATAGGCTCCAAAGCCGGGAATGTACGTGTATTGCACGAAATGCTGTTTAGCCCGTTTCAGAGGGTCAAATTCATCCCAATTACGTCGAACAGCGAGGATTTCTTGGCTGCTTTTCTCTATCGTAACCACATAAGGGAGGGCTATACCTGTGGGTTCACCCGTCTCATCATCTACATCCTCATACCCCGGAATGTCTAATTCCGTATGTATCTCTAGGATTCTGTATCTGTCATCGTTGATTGCACTGAAACCTTCAGCATCATCCTTGCGCTTCTGAATCTCATCTATGTCCTTGCTGGGCTCACTGAGCTCAATGTCTCTATAGAACCCTGCATACTGCAGCTTTTTCACCTCATTTGGTGTTTTACGCATGAGGTGCGTGACTCTCGGTGCGGTACGCGCATCGCTGGCTCCATAGGGAATATAGAGGTCTTCAGCGGGTACAAACATACTCACCTGCCTATTGAGGGAGGGGTCGAAGTAGACCTTTTTGAACGCAGCACCAGCTAAAGAGAGACTCCACAGCATCTTTTCGTGCTCTGGACGAAACTCCTGCATCTTTTCAGTCAGCTGGTAGTTCATATCCTCTGCCACACGGACAGCGGCCTCCTCATTCTCTCGCGTTTCCTTCCCCATGATCTTGGTTTTTACCGGACCTTGTGCCGGGAAGGTTTCTGCAATCATCTCCGCTTGGAATTTAATAGCGGCTTCAGTCAACATCGGATGGTATACACCGCATGCACCGTTCCACGGCTCAGTACGTTCTTCGATCTTCAGACCCAACAAGTCGAGCCCATCTACATAGGTCTCTTCCCACTCTCTACGAGCGTTCTTGTCATTATCGAAGTCATCCAACAAATCAGCAGCGAGGGAAGCTAACTCACTCCCCTCAATGTACTCGGCAAGGTTGGCATCAAACGAAGGCTCTTCCTCTATTTCAAGAGTGATCTCATCCACCAACTCTCCCTCTGGATCACCAATAACAATCTCAATGGGGCTATCATCCTCTTCCTGCATCAGAGGAGACTGCGGAATCATCGCCTTATCTACGTTACTCAGAGGAAGAATTGCCATTTGGGTGCCTGCGGTGGTGAGTTAGAGAATTTCGAGGAGCTTCTCAAGATAATGTTTGGCCTTTTCGTAGTCTTCCTTTGCTGGGCCTTTATCTCCAGCCCTCATTATATACTTGATCGCATTGCCTTTGTAAAAGCCGATAGCCTGTGCATGAGGCAGAGTGTCGATCACATCCCACGGCTGCACTCGTTTGTCTTTGTAGTGTGACCCACCTACTTGGTAGTCGTTAGCTTTTTTCTCTGCACTTTCTCTTTTTTCTGTTTCTTTTACTAATTCGTTCTCTGCATCGGCGTACTCTTCTTTGATGTACTGCTCCCATGCTGCGTATATTCTTGGTATTTCTGCGTGTATCATCTTCTCCTCCTCCTGTTGCTTAAGCGCTCTTTCTACCTGCCCCGCCATCGCTTCCACTATACCGGCTACCATATTCTCTCCTCCTTAGTAGTACGCGGCTTTACGCGAATATCTAAAACTAACATCGTCGTCCTCCTCGTCATGTTGTGTACGAACCATACCTCCCTTTCTAATTCTTGACAATGCTTGGCTAAGTGTGTCAACGTAGTCATCGTGCCGCCCTGCGGGAAAGGAAGCAACCTCTTCAACCACGTCCTCTGCCCAGCGCCGGTCTGGAGCCCAGACCTTTTTAGAGGCAAATATGTCAGCAATCGCGTTTAGTCGCGCAATCTTATCGTTCTTAACATTCGCTGCTTTTCTTGAGGGAGAGTATTCTTGCACGGGTATACCCATAGCCCTGAACTCATAAATGAGTGGCGCACCTGATGCCTTCTTTTCTATGATGACGCTATCTGGCTCATGCTCACGATACAATTCTAAGGCTTTAGCCTTCAGGGAAGGAAACTCCAGCTTGTCTCTCCACGCATCCAGAAGAATGATGTGCTGATTGTAATTGTCCTCGGGGTTCTCCCATACACCCCACAACGTCATCGCGGAATAGTCAGCACTCTGTTTGGCTTCAAAGGCGCAGTCAAAGCTCATCAGTGTGTACTCCACCTTCGGTGGCTCCTTCTCTTTCCATATCTGCCAGTACTCCCGCTTTATGATGGCGGTCTCGTCGCTGGTCGGATTCTGTTGGTACTGCGCGTTCCACTTGCCGGATGGAATCTCTGCACGGATGGCTTCTAGCTCTTCTTTTGACCAGTACTCGGGCCATAATGGGTTGCCACTCGGAAGAATGGCGGGAAACTCAAACACTTCCCACTGATCGGTTTTCTCGTTCTTAGCGGCATTCTCAACGATCTGCCCTGTCAGGTCTCGCATGGACCAGCGAGTTTGTACGATGATTAGGGCTCCTCCCGGCTGAAGACGCTGACGAACCCCCGATGTATACCAGTCGTAAACTTTGTCGTAGATGCCGGGATTGAAAACAGCAGACAGCGCTTCTGCTTCCGTATGTGGATCGTCAATAATCGCAATGTCCGCGCCTCGGCCCGCTAGGGCCGCACCAATACCACAAGCGTAGTACGTACCGTTATGGTTTGTGTCCCAGCGCCCCGCCGCCTTGGAGTCGGCTCGTAGCTCTACATCGGGGAAGATTTTTCTGTAATCCTCGGTGTCTAGCAAATTTCGCACCTTACGACCAAAGCCCTCAGCCAACTCACCTGTATTCGATACTTGCATGACTTTTTTATTGGGAAACTTACCCAAGAACCACGCTGGGAACAGATACGAGGCAAACTCCGATTTTGTATGTCGAGGGGCGAGGTTGATAATGATTCGCTTCTTTTTCCCTTCGGCTATCTCATTGAACAGTTTTGCAATCCTTCTATGGTGTGATCCTTCAATAAAATCAGACCATTGGGTTTTAGCGAATGTGAGAAAGTCTTCCTGCGCGGCTTCACGTGTTTTACGTTCTTCGAGCGCTTCAAGCAGCGCCTGTAATTTTGACTTTTCTTCGTGTGTAGCCTTTTGTAGTGCCACTTGTACAAGTTCTGGTGTGATCCCTTCATTCTCGGTCACAGCACCTCCCCCTCTATAACCTTCTCTTCACCTCTTTTTGCGATGCTCCGTAGGAGCATGAGCGCTTCACTCTGCAGTTCTATGGTGCTCTTGGTGTTGATATTGATTTCTTGCCGCTCCTCATGGAGCCCCACAATGCTGGTTTTTGCCAGAGAGTCTAATGCAGGTTTGCTGATCTTCGGGTCAGCATCATTCGCCAACTCAAAATACTTGTACATACAGAAGTTTTGCCACGCCTCTTTGGAAGCAGGCATCTGAAAAGCAAATTGATCGAGTTGGGATTTTAGCAGCCGTTCGGCAAACTTGGTCGGCGGAGGTGTGGAGTTCTCGGGGTCTACGGTTTTGAGTGTGACCCAGTTTTTCTCAATGGGAGTTAGCTCTTCTTTGGTGGGTAGGCTGCAGTTCTGGAATGATGGACGCGCAAAAACCGCGATAGGATCGCAGTCCCGTAGGGATAGCATGTCTTCAGTGAAGACGAAAGAAGCGTCATACTCTAGGTCATCCATATTGTCAGCAGGCCGCAAAGAACCAGAAGCCAAAACATAGCACAGTGAAAACGGAATGACAAGTAGGCTCAAAAATTTATAAAAATTTTAAGGGGGGCTAAAAATAAAAAGCATGGGGGTCATTTGTGGCGAGAGGGGGTGGGGTTTACATAACTTTACATTTTGGAAGATTTTTGTTTTTAGAAAAAATTTTGGCCTTTACGGTTGTGGATTACAGTCTAGGTGGACGGAGCGGAGTCCCGCTGGTGGCGCGGGGGGTACGGGATGGGTGGGGTCCGGGTTTTGAAGCTGGTGCTGGTGCTGGTGCTGGTGCTGGTCGCTGGTCGCTGGTCGCTGGTCGCTGGTCGCTGGTCGCTGGTCGCTGGTCGCTGGTCGCTTCGCCCACACATAAAAAGAATGGGAGCGAATGACGTACAAAACTTGACGTGTCTTGACGCAACGTGATGGAATACTCTCAACGGTTCGGGACTGGCCCGGACTGACTAGCCGGAGACTAGCATGAAGGTTTCAATCATTCAGACTAACAATGTTGTCGGGTTTAAAGGCGTTCCCGAGTTTATGGTTATCAAAGGCGAACGCGCCAATGGTGGTTACCCTATAGGGATTGAGGGTAAAGATTGGGAGCGCCTAACACGGGAAAACCTAACCTTAGATGAAGCGCGTAAAATCGCTAACCTGCTAAACAAAACTAAATAATCTCAACGTTCGGGACTGGCCCGGACTGCTAACTAACTAACTGGAGACAATGACATGGCTAACAGGATCACTGATAAACACCTAAAAGGTATGATCGACCGCCTTAATCGTATAACCAATAATCCATTGGTTCCGTACGAACGAATAGACGGAAAACTCGTGGCACAAATAGGTTGTTACCATTTGAGCCATGCCTATGGTGGTGTGTCTCTTTATAGAATGTGCAATGAAGGCGGAGGCGTGACTGACGTTTTTCATTCAGGCCACACGACCAAGCGTGAATTATATGAACGTATTTACGCTTATATTAAGGGTATTGAAGATTACGGGATGCAATCATGAAATATGAAATTATCGCTTACGACGTGTGGGGAAACGCCCGCGACGGGTTCGAGGTTAACCAAGCTTTCCACACTGGCGATTATATAGACTTACCGAAAAATCCTAGTGACTACCTAATAAATAGGCGCTTAGGATTGCGTGGCGTAGTTTGGGATGGCGAGCCAGAATATACGCTGTATGGGACTGTTAAGCGAAATGGCTATCCTGCGCTCGAATTGCGCCCAATAAACAACTAATAATTGGAGATAACGAAAATGGCAATTTTAATCAATCGGAAAATTTTCAAGGCTATCAGCTTTTTTGCAGCTGATAATGACATTCGCCACTACTTAAATGCAATCCACGTTAAGGTGATAGATAAACAAGCACGAATCGAGGCAACCGACGGAAATGCACTGGCTACAGCCAATTGGACTATATCAGACGATATAGACATAGACGTCATTATTCCATTGCCTATAGTTAACCTTGCGATTAAATCCAAGGCCGATAGCTTCGCGTTACAGAAGCTAGAGAATGGGCAATTTAGAGTCTTTGACGTGTGGGGATTAGATTGCACTTTTGCCAGTGTGGAGGGTAGATACCCAGAAACTGAACGCGTCTGGCCTAGGGAAAAATCAGAATTATTCTCGCCCATTGCGCCTAAAATTCTCAACAAGGTGGATAAAGCCTGTACAGCCATAGGCCGCAACATGATGGCGGTTGACTTGATACCGTTTGGGCGAGGCCATGTCTATGCCGCATGGCCTAAGGGTAAGGGGCAGGATGAAAATGTACAGCTGAAAATGCTGACTATGAGCTATCGTGTAACGGCAACAGACTTGCCGAAATTCTAACAATTCACCACGTGCCATGGATGGCGCGCCTTTTGAGGATAATAACAATGAATAACGAAAATATAAAAGCATGGTTGATCGTGGCTTGTCTGATTGTACTTCCCGCATTGGTTGAGGTGATGAAATGAAAACACAAAAGGAAATGTTTTACACTGCGCACGGCAAGGCGGCCAGACTAACTACGGTATTCATGGGCCTAGTGAACGACCCAGTAAACCCCATAACGAATGAAGACTTGAAGAAACTGATTGCACGAAAACCAGAAGTTTACGGACGCTTCGCCGGATTTATCGGCAAGTTAGCAAACTGAGCTCTCTCACTGCCCCACTTAGGTGGGGCTTTTTTGTGTCTCAAAGTTGATACACCTACCCACCACACGAAAGCCGCTTAGTTAAATCCCCGCCGATCAAGGCCATTCTGCGCCTTTTGAAACCCGTTCTAGCAAGACGGAGGGAGCGCGAATAAAAAATATGCCCCTGTAAGCTCCTGAGAAGCCCGTGAAGCCACGAAATCAGTTTAGGGTAGGGTAGGGTAGCTCTAGGTTTAGAAACCCGTTCTAAGAGGACGGAGGGAGCGCGAAGCTACCGCTTTAGCGGGCGGAGCTACCGCGTGAGCGAGAGGATGGAACGAGCGCGGGGATTTTGTAATGTTCGTGCTGACTTTTTATGTTATACGAGAGCAAACCCTACGGAACTAGCGCGATTGAGACGATGTTAGCGGGGACAGCATTAAGTTAAAATAACGAATTTAGAAACGGCGCACTATCGCATAGGGGCAACGGCACTGGGGATTTTTTTGTTTTTCTATATATATTATTATTAGAATAGTATAAATATATATAATACTTTGGCGAATTTTTTTCACTAGACCGATCGGTCTAGTTCTCCCCCTCTCTTTCTTTCTCTCTATAGTTTTATACTTTTCATGTCTATTCTGATAATACTGCACTTTTCACCCCCGCCAAAACCTAGCAACCACGCCGCCTGACGTGCCATGCGTCAAATCCAAATTCGTTATTTTATCAAGGCACTGTACTCGCTAACATCAGCCTAACCCTTGACAAACCGGGCGCTTTACGCTACCTTAACCTCTCTTTTCAACATGAACATCGTAAGGAAAACATGAACATTGACAACGAAACCCCTGAAAACACGGGTGCTGTGCGTACTCGAACCATCACAATAAATCCCGATTTAGCCCACTCAGATGCCTTCACTTTGGCCGATTTGTTGTTTCGCTTCTCAGAGTGTGTAATACGTGTTACCTCAAAAGACAGAAAACTAACAAAGGAAAAGCTAATAGATAGCGAGACGACGCAAGACCTATGGATACGTTACGAGACAGACACTGGACAAGTCTACGTTAAATCGAGACAGTTCAAGCGCAACTTAGGCAAACCTTTACAACAAGACCTTAAAGACTCAACCCAATACATTGGGTACACCAACAAGCACTTCTATGCCGGAACTCCCTATCCAAGTCAACTATGTGCGTGTCACGTTTTCAATACAAAGATAGCCCCATCGAAAAGAATAGAAGCTTTAGGCCGACCTGCCATACCTGAAGAAAAGATCGCCTCTCACAGAGCCTACCTGATGCGAATGCACGGGAATGACGGCAGGCTAGTTGATGTGCTGATGAAAGAGTGGGTCAAGGACTACAACCGACCTAAGAGAATCGTCAAGAACAAGCGACCCAAAGCTGAAAACATTGCAGAGCAAAAGAGAACCACCAAGAAGTTAAAGACAAGAATAGAAGAGCTAGAGGCGTGGAGAAATGACATGCGGTCATGGGCGGGGGAGGTAAAGAAAGTGCGGAATAGTTTTGAGGTGGGAGGTGTAACAGGTTCTTATGATGAGAATGCAGTTGAGCCGATCACTATTTTTAAACTCCTCGAAGCGTTATCCATGCGGATACTAGCCAGCCAGACCCCCACACAAGACAAACCAGAGAAGCAACCACTCGATGCCATCTCTGAGTACATAAAACTCCATAAGCCACAAATACGCACCACTATCACACGCTTAACTAAAATCCCCTCCACCCCTCATACCGAAGGCGCTGAACCTGATCCAGACTATCAAACCAAACTTATACCAGCCTTAGTGACCCTACCCGACTATGACCCGCGTGACCACAAGCTAGAGACTATCGGGCGCTATGTAGAGACAGTGCGGCTGGATGGGAGTGGTAAGAAAAAGACCTTATACCTGCACACTGTGCCACTGCGTGACTACCTAGAGAAGCACTACCCCAGCCAGACCATAAGGCTCAAACATGACGTGCGCTATACGCACTCGCAGAACTTCAAGATTCACTCTCTACCATCAGCCTCCGGCCTCTATTGTGCCGTGTTCGATATGCGTAGAGGGAGAAAACCTACAGAAAACCTCAAGCAAAACAATGAGGTAGAAGAAAGTTAGAAAAAGTTTTAATTAGGGGTTGACACAACCAGACAAACATATACAATACCACTCAACGCCCCCACTCAGGGGGCTGCACCAAGGAGACTACGATGACCACACCGCTACAAAAAATAAAGATCACAACAGGGCTTCATTACACAAGAGTTGGATCAGGCAACATTCCGGTAGAGGCCACCATAAAATACGACATAGAGGATGAGCGCTACTACGTAGCCGAGGTGCTAAGCGAGGGTGTAGATATTAAGGACTACGTAGAGCACGACACACTAGCGGAGATTGCCGAGGACTGGGTACACGACCAGCTGGAGAGAGGACAATGAAAACAAGTGAGTTAAGCGGCCCCGCCCTTGATTGGGCAGTAGCTAAGTTGGAAGGGGTTGACCTGTTTGAAACGGAAGGCTGGGTCTACCCAGAAGATGGGGGCCGCGCACCCTACAAACCCTCAACCAACTGGTCCCAAGGCGGGCCGATCATTGAGCGAGAGAAGATAACACTTGTTGTTTATTGGAATGGGCTTTGGGTTGCCGAGCCGGAGGAAGCGCATGAATCGGTTGGTGAAACCCCACTCATCGCAGCCATGCGCTGCTATTGTAGTGCTATACTGGGGGACGAAATTGAAACCCCAAAGGAACTACAACCATGCCAGCAGCCAAGTCTTTAGCAGGACAAGTCTTCGGTCGCCTTACTGTTATTGAGCAGTACGGTAGCCGCCAAGGGCGTGTTAATTGGTTGTGTCGGTGTGATTGTGGAACGCTGCACGAAGCTGTTAGCCATGCACTTACATCAGGGCACACCAAGTCCTGCGGGTGCTTGAAAGACGAGCGCAACACAAGCACTGCCCACACCCACGGACACGCCAGAAGAAAAACAGGATTATCGCCCACATATCAGTCTTGGCGCGGCATGCGGACACGCTGCACAAACCCTAACGTCAAGTCGTACAAAGACTACGGTGGCCGAGGTATTCAGATATGCGAACGCTGGAAAGACTTCGGTAATTTCCTAGCAGATATGGGTGAGCGTCCTGATGGGCGAACATTGGATCGAAAAAACGTGAACGGTGATTACGAGCCAAATAATTGCCAGTGGGCAACACGAAAGGAACAAGCAATGAATACGCAGAAAACAAGCAAAATTAGGTGATGAGATAGATATACCGGAGGAACTGAAATGATTGAATACACAGTAAAAGTGTACCCATGCGGCACAAAGGAATGGTATCTGAACGGCAAACTCCATAGAGAAGACGGGCCCGCCGTTGAATGGCCTAGTGGCTCTAGGTATTGGTATTTGAATGGCAAGCCCCACAGAGAAGACGGTCCTTCGGCTGAATATGTTGATGGTAGCCGCGAGTGGCATTTGAATGGTAAGCGGCACCGTGAGGATGGGCCTGCTGTTTATTATGCTGATGGTAGGCGCAGATGGTATTTGAACGGTAAAGAATATACCGAAGACGCTTGGGGCCTGATGATTCTCAAGAAGAAGGTTGCAGCGAAAGAACTCACCGTAGCAGAGATTGAAGAACTGTTGGGGTATCCAGTAAAGGTGGTGAAATGAAAGCTTTAATCGGGATCGAAGAGAAGCGGTGCACGGTGCGTTGCGAGATCGTATACGGCGACGTGTATGTGATTTCCGTGCGAGACTGCCGTGATGGCACGGATGTGAGAGGGTATCTTGACCAGCGAGTGCTGGACCAATTGGCACAAGACTGGCTAGCTTGTGAGCAGGAGGAGGAGAGGGAGTTGGATTTTTAGAGGAGGCAGAAGCATGAACATCTTTGTTTTATCAGAAGACCCACGCATGGCAGCAATAATGATGTGCGATAAACACATAGCGAAGATGATACTTGAATCAGCGCAACTACTATGTACAGCTATTAACCATAAGGGCGGATGCACGCCATACAAAACGACGCATCTAAATCATCCTTGTGGATTGTGGACACGTGCAAGCCAAGAGAATTTCCACTGGCTAACCGAACACGCCAAAGAACTGAACAACCAGTACAGAAAACGCTACGACAAACAGGTCAACCACAAAAGTTGGGAGATCATCAAGCAAACAGTGCGAGACAATGCGGAAATCATCCGCAGCCTACCAGATATAGGCCCCACGCCCTTTGCTCAAGCCATGCCGGAAGAGTTAAGGATCAAGGACAACCCCGTTGCCGCCTACAGAAATTATTATAAGACCAAGGGCTTCGCCCGATGGGAAAAAAATGTAGCTTGTCCGGCATGGTGGGGATAGAATAAAAAGGGCGTCAGCTGTGAGTGGCCCTCCATGTGAAATAACCGCAGCAGGTAGTGAGAAGAAATTCTTTGTGGCGATAGAAAGCCGCAAGTCTCCAGCTTCGGCGCTATCCCTCCGGGGTGCAGGTCAACCCCAACTAACACACGGCAGACTATGTCTGCCTGAACATAGGAGAACGGGTTTCACCATGAAAGAAGATGATTACGTTCGATTAGAATTGTTTCTGGAAGGTATGGAGCGTATAAAAGACTTCTGCGAAGGCGTAGAAGCGTGGATGAGTGAACTGGAGCAGAGGCTAAGCAAACTGGAGGAACGAAGCGATGATGACCTTAAATAATTTTCGGGTGCAGGAAGAACTGTTAAAATTAGAAGGTGCGACAATCCATCACACGCCGACGCACACGGTAGTTACACGAGGAGACTACAGCTGTCATGTCAGCAACATACGCAAAGACGAGAAGGCCCCATCCCACAAGTTTCTGTGGGACGAGAAGAAGAACGGCAAGCCGTTGAGCCCCAAGCATCTTGTGTTGAGAGCTCAGGTATCTTACGCACTGGGGAAAGCTGATGTATGACTTTTACGACTTGGAAGACCTTGTATTTGAGTGGGCTAGTGAACGAGGGATCATCAAAAATGGCACAGCAATGGCGCAAGCCATCAAGACAACAGAAGAGGTTGCCGAACTACTCAAGGCCCTGAGCAAAAATGATAGAGCAGAAGTGCGAGATGCCTATGGTGATATTCTGGTGACTCTTATTATAGGTGCAGCTATTTCAGAAGTGGATTTGGTTGGTTGTTTGAATGATGCCTACGAAACCATCAAGGACCGCAAGGGCTATCTCACCCCGGATGGAATTTTTGTAAAGGAAGAAACATGAGCAGGGATAAGATAACCGAAGCGTTCAACGAGTGGAGGCAGGATGCCATGAAGGACTTGAACAATGTGCCGAACCGATGGGAAGCCTTTTTAGCAGGATGGGAGGCAGCAGTAGAGTGGTATGTAGTAGAAAAGCAGGAGGCCACACCCGAAGAAATCAGAATAAGTAAAGGCGGGACATGAACGATGAAAAAAAGATTCTGAAGCGCTGGAGTTTTCTATTAAGCGGACAGGTTGTTATAGCCCCAGCATTGGATGAAGACGGAGATATAGATTTCATGATAGTTGAATCAGAAGATTATTTTGCCAAGTGCTATAGCCCAGATGATGTGAACAATGCTGTTGATATAGCCATGTACAAGGCTGAATTTTCTGATGCGCGGTATGAGTTGATTCATTGAATTGATTTGTGTATAATAGACCCCAGCTGTAGCAGGCGTGTACGGATGTGAAGAGTTCTAGTGTAATGGCATCGTGTTTGGTGGTTGGGTTCTCCGTTCCCTCTGCTACCCGCTAGGCGCGGTGCCTCCCTATACTGGAGAAATGTATGCTGACTCAAGAAAGATTAAAGGAACTATTATCGTACAATCCTGAGACGGGTGTGTTTGTGTGGAGAACGCGCAGAAGTGGGATTAAGGTAGGGGTTCTTGTTGGCAGCCCTAATGCAGACGGGTATTTGCGAATAATGGTAGACAAAAAAAGGTATTTATCGCATAGATTGGCTTGGTTTTACATGTATGGGTATTGGCCCGACAAGCAAATAGACCATATAAATAGAGTGAGAACAGACAATCGAATAGAAAATTTAAGGGAAGCCACCCCACTACAGAACACATGGAATCTAAGCATAAGGTCATACAACACATCCGGGCTTACAGGAGCAAGCGTACATAAAAAATCTGGTAAATGGATAGCTCAAATATCAATAGCTGGACGTAAAAAACATTTAGGGTTACACGCTACGGCAGAAGAGGCGCACATTGCCTACTTAGAGGCTAAAGAACAACATCATAAGATAGGAGCAGAGCAATGAAAGTAGAACTGATTGACAGCATGGGCTCAGACCTAAGCGTGATAGACGCGGCACGAGTCAGCTTCGATAAGAAGTCTGAATGGGAGATGATGAAGGATACAGATGGTACGGTACACAGGGTGCTGAACAACAAAGATGCGCGGCTTATCAAATATTTGGCAGAGCACAACCACTGGACGCCCTTCTCACACCCGCAGATCACACTCAGAATAACGGCCCCGCTGTACGTCAGATCACAACTTTACAAACACAAGGTGGGCGGCACAGAGAACGAAGTTAGCAGAAGATATGTGAATTACATACCCACCCTCGACGTGCCAACCAGATGGCGCAAGGCAGCAGAGAATGTGAAGCAAGGATCGTCTGATGAGCTAGTAAAAATTGACCCCTCGATGCAGATTCAGATTGACAAGTGGCAGGAAATGACTACACTACTGTACCAAGACCTCCTACTTTTGGGAGTGTGTGCTGAGCAAGCAAGAGCCGTGTTACCCGTGTGTAGCGAGACTTCATGGGTGTGGACAGGGAGCCTGTATTTCTTCGCTAGGGTATGCAGATTGAGACTAGACCCTCATGCTCAGCGTGAGACGAGAGAAGTAGCAGAAAGAATTAGTAGCATCATGAACGAGCTTTTCCCAGAGAGTTGGAATGTTCTGATGGCTTGAGTCTACGGGTGCTGTTGTAAATCCTTTTAACAGGGGTTCAACAAACGACTTCAGCACCCACCCTTTTATGCCCCGGTCCTTATTTTTCATACCCGTTGGGTATGGGGAGTTCGATCAAAATCTACCGGGGCTCCTAATCTGGTCATAAAACAAACGGAAAAGCAATGGACACTATAACAATCGACGGCATTGAATATGCACCCGTAAAAAAGCATGAAGGTAATCGAGCTGTAATCGTCGTAGATAGGGGATGGATTTTCGCTGGAGATGTAGAGCGCAAGAATGGACGAATCTATCTCACTCGTGCTGTTTGGGTATTCAAGTGGCACTCAGTAGGTTTCGCCGGAATGGTCAAAGATACATCACATGCTGACATACGCCCTTGCGAGGATGTTGAACTGCCGGAAATATCGGAGATTTTCTGCGTTCCAGTTCATAAGGATTGGGGCCTATGAAACTGATAGGCAACGGCTTCGGCGACGGCTTCGGCATCGGCGACGGCCACGGTTTCAATGAAG